CACGGGAGTCGTTGCGCCAGTCGCTGATCTCAAAAGACCAGCGCATCGGTGCTTCTGAATGCTCCACCGCCAGCGTGAAGACGTTGGGGTAGGTTTCGATGTCGTACACATAGTCGTTACTCATTACGGTTACTCGGGTTGGGTGGGGCCTACTCGCTGCGTCTGGTTGGATTCGAACCAACGACTCGCCCTCGAAAGGCAGCTTTTCCAGCTAAGCTACAGCATCCGCTTTCGGCCCCGAAACTTACTGGCTCATCATGAACGGTGGGAAGGGCATCGCAGGGGCAGTCATGGGAACCGCAGCGCCAAACATGCCAGCAGGCGCACCGGCAACTTGACCGAACATGCTCGATGCGTCCACAGCACCTTCACCGAACGCCTTGTCATCACTGGCGAACTGGACAGCAATCAGGTCGCAGCGGATGCCACGGCCATGCTTGTTGTCTTGCAGCCAGGGCTTGACGGCAGCGTTGATGCGGCAACCACCGTACATCTTGCGGGCAAGCTGCTGGTAGGCCATCGTGTTAGTAGGATCAATGGGCTGACCGTCAGCCTGGATCATCTGAGGCTGCGAGTCTTTGCCAGCGGTGATGAACACATGGCCCGCGTAGCCGTCATAGGGCTGAAATGTCTTCTTATTGACCTTCTCCTCGCCACGACCGTAGCAGCGCGTCTTGCGGTCGCCTTGAATCATGCCCATGACTGTCTGGGCGTGCTCCTTCCACTTCTCCAGCGCCAGCGCACCGTACTTCTGCATGAACTGCGCGAAGCCAGGATGATCCTGGGGCATGATGAACTCGCAGTTGTAGCTGACGCGCTCCTTGCCGGTTTGCTCGTTGATCTGGCGCTGTGGTTCAGCGAGGTGGGGGAAAGACAGACGGACGTTAGATAGAAAAATGATGTCGGACATTACAGTTACTCCAGTTTATGAAAGCCACGAGGGCAGGGACTCAACTGCGCTAAACAGCGGCGCAGCATTCAACACGACAGCCGGACGGCCATCGGATTCGGGGGCGACGGAGAGCTTGCCAGCCATCTTGACAACGTACTCTGTCTCCATCGTTTTGAGTTGACGCTCGGTCAGTGTGACCTTGCTGCCGTCACGCTTTTCCCATGTCAGCTTCTCAGCCTTGGCGGGGGTGACGAGCTTGGTCTCGTAAATGGCCGTCTTGGGGATGCCCATCTTGACCAGCTTCTCGGCCATCTTGTCCTCGGGCAGCGCCCAAGCACGAGAGCCACGACCATTGACCAGCTTGAGGCCGGGGATGGTCTGACCAGCTTCCAAGCGGCGCAGGGCTTCTTTCTCAACGCCTTCGAGGAGTTGGCGCATGAGGGGAGCAGCTTCCATGATCTGCCTGATCTGGGCGTCATCCATAGTGGATGGGTCTTTGTCGGCAGATTGCTGCGCGACATCGAGTGTTTGACTTACGACAGGCTGGAACATGATCCCGACCTCCTTCATTACGTTACTTGCCAGCGCGGAGCATGAGCCCTTGGCACGGCAGAATTTACATTGACTTTCACCCGGTACAAGCGGTGCGTCCGGTGCATCGGTGGCAGCAGCTTGTGTGACGATTATGCCCATTCTCGACAACAAGTCACGCACAGAAACATCATGCGAGGTGATGGCAGGCATCCCCCGCAACGCCATCTTGGGCTGAATGATGGTCATGCGAATCGTTTTGAATGGGTACTTGGCATTGACGGGCAGCTTGTAGCCTGCAAGGACACCATAGGCGTACTGCTCAAGCTGCAAGTTACCCTCGGCTGTCACCACGCCCATGCCGTCTTTGTAGTCGATCAACTCAAGGGTGTCGCCACCGATGATCTGAACGTCCACAGTGCCCGACAGGTCGTCACGACCCAGCAGGTGCTCGGGGTCAACCTTTGACTCAGAAATGAGTTTGCAACCTTTAACGTGGTCACGTTCCCATTCACTCGAAAACCTGCTGTAGATGTAATCAAGCGCAACTTGCACACGAGATGCACGGTCAGTGTCAACAATAAACGGTCCCTCATGGTCATTCATTGATGCACCGATGCAGGAATGAGCAGGCTTTCCCATGTTGATGCAGTGCTCCAACAGCGTGTGGCTGTGTGTGCCATCGGCAGCAGCGGGGCCGCTACCGGGGTCAGGGTACTTGGCCTCCTCTCGAATGCTGCCGGGGCACAAAGCCCAGCGGCTGCGCTTCGAGGGGGACAGCTTGGCGTGATCGATCACGGTCAGCCCTTCAGAGCTTCAACACCAGCGAACAACTGACCGTAGTGCTCGGGCTTGACATCGTTGATGTTCTGGTAGCCCAGGCCAGTCAAGACGCCTTGGATCATGGCACCCTTCTGGGGGCCAAGGGCTGTGTACGAGGCCATCACGTAAGTAATCAAGCCCTTGGGGTCACTGAACGGTGCGCCAACAGGGGCAGCGGCCACAGGTGCTGGAGCCATGAACGTGGGAGGCGCGGGCATGGCAACCACTGGAGCAGGTGGGGCAACAGGTGCGGGGGCTGGCTGCACGGTCAAGGTCTGTGGTGCTGCGGGTGCCGCCGAGGTGATGACAACCGGGGCAACTGGCGCTACATTGTTGGACTCCAGCTTTGCGGTCAGGGCAATGACGGCGGCTGTGAGGGCTTCAATCTTGGATTCGAGTGACATACAAATTTTCCTTACGTGGGTTACTAGGGGGAGTGATGGTCAAGCGGTCTTCTAGGAACGCAACAACCAGTTCGCGCAAGACTTCTGATACGCCTCCGTATCGGGACGCCTTGGCGCGGAACGCTTTGTGATCGGAGGGCTTGAGCCTCACGGTCATGAATTGGGAAAGAGGTTTTGATGACATGGTTGCTATCCTAACATGTGTCGTGCTACAGTTCAAGCACTTTGTAGCACAACCCAGTTAAAAATATTTTGAGTAGGAAATCATGAGCACCAAAAAAAACGCCTCGGGGGTTAGCCGAGGCGATCAAATCAAAGTCAGAGGAGCGTCGGCAACTGCAATCACCAACGAGGGCAGTGTATGACAGCGGTTCAATCTGTGCAACAACACCCGGCATCAGTCGATGCGTATATACGTCACGGCTGGTCACTCGTGCCCATCCCACCCGGCACCAAGGGGCCAACGGGTGCTGCTGCCGTGGGCTGGAACAAGCGCGAGAAGTGCCTCAAAGATCAGACCGAGTTGATGCACGGCTACGGCATCGGTCTGGCCCATGCCTACAGCGGCACGATGGCCTTTGACATCGACAACTGGGACGCCACGGTGGCCCAGGGGATCGACCTCGATGCACTCTACGCCGCCCCTGACGCGGTGATCATCAACAGCGGTCGCCCAGGCCACGGCAAGCTGCTGTACCGGATGCCCTTCGGCCTCGCGCTGCCGAGCAAGAAGATCATTGTCAACGCCTCGACAGCCTACGAGCTGCGCTGCGCCACAGCCAACGGGCTCACGGTGCAGGACGTACTGCCCCCGTCGATCCACCCAGACACCCGCCAGCCCTACCACTGGGCGGGGCTGGGTCACTGGACACGCCTGCCGGTGATCCCCCAGGTGCTGCTTGACATCTGGCAGGAGCTTCTCAGTCAGGACAAGGAGCGCACCATCGCCACGGGCGAGCAGGTTGACGCCTCGTGGGAGGAGATCAGGCAGGCGCTGGAGGCCATCCCTGCCGACTGCGCCCGCGAGGAGTGGGTCAACGTGGGCATGGCGCTCCACTGGGCGGGCACCCAGACCGAGCAGCCCGAGCAGGCGCTGCAACTGTGGAACGAGTGGTCAGCCCAGTCACCGGCCAAGTACCCCGGTGAGCGCGGTATTGTGACCCAGTGGGCGAGCTTCCGTAACGACAAGGCCACAGCGGTCAAGCTGGGCACCTTGTTCCACATCGCCAAGCAGCACGGATGGACCAGACCCATGCCTGACGCGGCTGCACTGTTCAGCAAAGTGGACACCCCACCGATGGCCCCGGTCGATGTCATGCAGGGTCTGCGGCCCCCACCGCCCGAGATGGACATGACGCTGTGGCCGTCGATCTTGCAGACCCGTGCCAACGAGATAGCAGAAAGCGTGGGCTGCGACCCTTTGGTCCCTTTGTTCGCTGGATTGAGCGCTGTCTGCGGGGTGGTTGATGCCCGCATCAGGCTTGAACTGATGCCGGGGTTCAAGGTGCCCCCGGTGCTGTGGCTGATGACCCTCGGCGATCCAGCGGACAAGAAGTCACCCGGCAGTCGCCCCATGCTGACCGCGATCAAGGACATTGAGGCAGAGGACAGGCCACGGTATCAAAAGGAGCTTCTCGACTGGGAGGGCAAGGAGGCAGCTTACGCCAGCGCCAAAAAGAACTTCCTCGCGTTCTCAGCCTCCCCCGATGCCCTCTTAGGGGGCCAAGCCCCAGCAGTGCCCGAGATGCCCCCGCAGCCCGTGCCGCTGAAGATCACGGTCTCCGACATCACCAGCCAGAAACTCGTGCGATCAGCAGCCGAGCGCCCACGGGGGCTGCTGTGCTACCTCGACGAGATGAACTCATGGATCAGGAAGCTGACAGACAAGACCAGCGGGGAGGACAGGTCAGCCTGGGTTGTTAGCTACGAGGCGGAACACTACGAGATGGACCGCGTGGGGGCTGGGGCCATCCACTGCGAGAATCTCGCCGTATCGATCTACGGGAATATCCAGCCCCAGGTTTTTAAGCAAAACCTCGCCTCTCTCGCAGCGGATGGCCTGTTGCAGAGGTTTATACCCGCTATTCTGCGCGGGAACAAGACCAAGCTGGGCAACCCCGTGCCCGAGTACATGACGAGTGCCCAGGCGTGGGAGAACACGCTGCGGCTGGTGTACGCCCTGCCCCCACAGACCTACAGGATGTCCCCCCAGGCATACGAGGCTTACCGGGAGTTCCAAGCATGGTACGAGGGGGCTAAACGCGACGAGAGGCTGCTTAACGCCTCCAGCGAGTACATGACCGCCTTCGGCAAGCTAGAGGGCACAGCGGGCCGTTTGATCCTCATCATGCACCTCATGGAGTCCCCGTTCTCTCCTTACGTGGACGTTGAGCTTGTCCACCGAGTTGTTCACATTGTGCGGGGGTACATCATCCCCGCCTTCCGCTACGCCTTGGGCGAGCTTGCAGGGGTGCTCGACGACTCGTTCGACCAGTGGATGACCGACTACATCATTCAAGTGAGCAGCGACACCCAGACCGTGGACCTGCGCAGCCTGAAGCGTTCAGCCCGCAGGCAGCTTGAGGGTAAGAACGAGTGGCAGAAAGACCAGATGGTGCTGGACGCCATGCACACATTGGAGAAGGCCGGGTGGGTCTTGCAGATCGACGAGAAGATGAACAAGCATCAGGTGGTCTGGGCCATCAACCCGTCCATCGCTGGCATGTTCCGAGAGTACCGCGAGAAGGTGGTCAAGGCTAAGCAGAGGCACGCGGACTACATTTACAGGTACGCCACGGCCCAGGGCAAAGAGCGCAAGTTCGTCAAGGGGTATGACCCCGAGACGATGGACTGAAATTTATCTACGTGATTCTTTCAGGTGAAATCTGCTTACGTGAGCGTTTCACCTGGACTTTCTCTACGTGAGCGTTTTACCTGGACTTTCTCTACGTGAGCAACAGGTGCAGGCGTCAAGGCGTCCAGCAGGGCAGGGGCAAGCGCTTCGAGCAGCCCCAGCACCTCCAGCAGCCGCACAGCGGAGGCACTAGGGGCACGCTGGGCACTGGTCCACTTGCGAAGGGTGAACAAGGGCACTCCCAGCAGCCCAGCGGCTTGGGTTTCGCAGAGGTTGTGTCGAGCTATCAGGGCAAGCAAATCAGCAGTGAATTTAATTTGTGTCATGGTGCGGGGATTAGAAAACCCGGCACAGTGGCCGGGTTGAGGGTTACAGGTCAAGTAGCCATGCCAGCAGGCCAGCCACGATGAGAACGGTCAAGTAAACGATCAGGGTCAATCAGTGGCCCCTTCTGACTTCTCGATAGCCGAGAAGATGACGGACTTGTCATAGTCGCTGGTCCACTCAGGGCAGGGATAGTGCCCAGCAAGACGATTAAAACAGTCGTAGAAAAACTCTTTCAGGTTCTCCAAGTCGAGTGCATCCTTCTCTAGCTGCGCCACACTGGGCATATCGTCGAGCTTGTTTTGCAAGGCATTCAACTCTGATTCAAGCTCGATGATCCTGCCCAGCAGTGCAGCAGTAACGGTGTCACCCGCTGCATAAGCTGCGGCCTCTTGTTCTTCAACTGTCAAGTTTTGCGTGTTCATGATGTTGATCCTTAAAAAGCAGCGTAGACAAAGCCGTTGACGGTCTCGCCAACCAGCACAGTGTTCTCGTTCAGGAAGCTCCTCACGGCCTCTGCGGTGTCGTCCTCGTCCATGTCTTCGACGTCAATCGAATAACTGTGGATGATGTCCTCCATGGTGTCCTCGCAGTAGTCGCAACACAGGGCTATGACATCTAGCTCCATGTCTGGGTCCAGTTCTTCGCAGTGGTCAAAAATCAACTCCAGCCCTTCACGGGAGAAGTTGTCCTGTCGGTCAAATCGGCGAAAGGCTTCGCAGAAGTCGGAAAAGTCGAGTGTGCATTTCATGGCAATGGTCCTTACAGGGTTACGGGTTACAGGGAAAAGAGAAACACAGTGGCGCACCAGGTGGCAAGCAGTGCGAGTGCAGCACCTGCCCAGGTGACAAGGGTTGAGGGTTCAACAGCCTGTTGGGGCTGGTAGTGCTGACGATGGGGGTTCATGCTTGCACCTCACTGGCGGCACGAATTGACGCATTGAGTTGCTGCAACCATTCGAGGATAGGAACGGCTTTGTACTTGGCGGTATTGAGTGCGGCCACTTTAGCCGGGTCAAAGGTTTCGAACAATGACGCGCCAGTCTCAAGATTGACAATAACCCAGCTTGCAGTTTTCATACAGTCACCGCCTTCGCAAAGTCAGGCTTAGTGCCGGGAACAAAGCCAGCAACACGGAAAGAATGAAAGCCTTGCGCACTTGCTGCGGCCTTGACCTTTTCGATGTTCGATGTGGCTTCGCTAGTCACTGGAAAACATGCAAGCAAGTCCTCCATGTAGTCGCGGGTTTCGCCTTGCTTAAGGCCATAAATCAGAATCTCAGGCTTCATGGTGTCGGTCCTTACAGTTACGGGTTACAGGGTGCTGCACTCGATGTGCAGTGACTACAATGTACCCCAGCGGGTTTGCCTTGTCAAGCACTGGCATCAAATAACCTACTAAACCCAATGGGTATCGGGCATTCTCACTGTGACACTTGCTCCTTTTATTTCTAGGGGGTCTGTTTTGAGGGAAAGTGTGATCGAACAGGAAATATGAAAAAACAGTGGCTTCGCGGGAAAGGGCACTTTGTCACACTCGCATGATCCTGACCCAGTGGGCCACTAGTTCACTGACCCACCGGGTTCTATGTACCCACAGGGTGCCCTGTGATGCGCCATGCTGCTTGATGCCGCGCCACTGGGTGCTTGACCCCTGACCCTCTGGGTCTGGACCCTGCCAGCGGGTGCAGGGTGCTGCTAGGTGCTGGACCCAGGGGGTGCCTGCTACCGAGGGGGCGGGGGAGGGCCGGGGACCGACCGTCCCGGTCACGGAGGTATCACGAACCATTTTTAATTTTTTCAAAAATCAGAAACCCAATGGGTCAGCTAATCCCAACAACACAAGTTCAAGTTCACCTGATACACTCCAGAGCACTATGGAACAAGGCAACCCTAATCCCGTAGGCACGGCTGTCGCCAGTGAGCAATCAATCGAACTGCCAAGCTGGCTGTCGTGCCCAGACCCAAGACCACCGAAACTCCCCGTGGAGTCGCGGCAGTTGCTGCACACCCAGTACGAACAGATGTTCGAACGAGTCATTGAGCAGGTCTATCGGGGCCGCAGCCTGCGTGACCTTCTCGAAGATGACTATCGGGTGATCAGCTACGAGGACTTCCTCAAGTGGATCAAGCGTGACCCGATGCGCCATGAGCGGTTCAAGGAAGCGCAGGAAAGCAGGACCGAGTTCATCGCAGGCGAGATTCTTGAGATTGCCGATGCCGAGGACAGCATCGAGGATGTGCAGCGATCCAAGCTCAAGATTGACACTCGCAAGTGGCTAATGGGCGCGTGGAACAAAAAGCGCTACGGCGAGGTCAAGCAGGTCGAGGTGGCTGGGTCTATTTCGATCACTGAGGCGTTGCAGCAGGCTCAGATGCGGATCGTCGAGGATGAAGTGATGGACGTAACCCCTCGACTGGAGCAGTGATGCAGCGAATCAGGTACAGCCCCGAGGAGGAGCAACTGCTCATGACGCAGTTGTGGTCGCCGCAGATTGCCGACAACCCGGAGACGTTCGTTCTGTTCGCGTTCCCCTGGGGGCAGAAGAACACGCCGCTTGAGAAGTTCAAGGGGCCGCGCAAGTGGCAGCGGGAGGTGCTCCGTGAGATAGCTGACTTTATTCGGACCAACCGCAGCAGCATGAGTGCGGATGAGATGATCGACGCGCTGCGCTCGGCTGTGTCCTCTGGCCGGGGGGTGGGGAAGTCGGCACTGGTGAGCTGGTTGATCCTGTGGATGCTGTCCACTCGCATTGGCTCGTCTGTCGTAGTGTCGGCCAACAGCGAGACTCAACTTCGCACTGTTACCTGGGGTGAGTTGACTAAGTGGGCCACCATGAGCATCAACGCGCACTGGTGGGAGCCGAGCGCTACCAAGCTGGCACCGGCTGCGTGGCTGACTGATCTGGTTGAGCGTGACTTGAGGAAAGGCACCCGGTACTGGGGTGCCGAGGGTAAGCTCTGGAGCGAGGAGAACCCAGACGCCTATGCCGGTGTCCACAACATGGACGGCATGATGGTGGTCTTTGACGAGGCCAGCGGCATCCCGGATTCGATCTGGAGCGTGGCGGCGGGGTTCTTTACCGAGAACATCTTGGATCGGTACTGGCTGGCGTTCTCCAACGGTCGGCGCAACACCGGGTACTTCTACGAGGCCATCGACGGGAGCAAGCGGCAGTTTTGGACAAGCCGCAAGATCGACGCCCGCACGGTCGAGGGCACTGACAAGTCGATCTACGACCAGATTATTGCGGAGTACGGCGAGGACTCGGACGAGGCCCGTGTCGAGGTGTACGGGGACTTCCCCAAGAGCGGGGATGACCAGTTCATCATGCCCTCGGTGGTCGATGACGCCATGAAGCGGCCCAGGCACAAGGACATGACAGCGCCCATCGTGCTCGGGGTTGACCCTGCACGGGGCGGCATGGACTCCACGGTCATGGTGGTGCGCCAGGGGCGGGACATCATAGCGATCCGCAGGTTCAAGGGCGACGACACCATGACCACCGTGGGTAACGTGATTGACGCCATCGAGGAGTTCAAGCCCACGCTGACCGTGATTGACGAGGGTGGCCTCGGATACGGGATACTTGACAGGCTGACCGAGCAGCGGTACAAAGTGCGCGGTGTGAACTTCGGCTGGAAGGCCAAGAACCCCGTGATGTGGGGTAACAAGCGGGCTGAGATGTGGGGCGCGATGCGGGAGTGGCTGAAAACGGCGTCACTTTCTGCGGACAGGCAGCTTAAAACTGACCTGACTGGTCCCATGAAGAAGCCGAACTCGGCGGGAACTATCTACCTTGAGGGCAAGAAGGAAATGAGAGCACGAGGACTATCATCGCCTGATGCGGCAGACGCGCTGGCCGTGACCTTTGCGTTTCCGGTTGCACATCGAGAGTACAATGACCGCATAATTACCCGGCGCAACGCCCAGAATGGCGCTGCATCGACTTCTTGGATGGGGTCTTAAATGGCAAAAAAGGGTGTGTCTCTTAGCGTTGGACGGGGCGAGAAGCTACCCGTCAGCAAAGGTGCGGGCCTGACAGCCAAGGGCCGCGAGAAGTACAACGCCGCCACGGGTTCCAACTTGAAGCCGCCAGCCCCGAACCCCAAGACCAAGGCTGATCAGGCACGCAAAGACAGTTTCTGCTCACGCATGGGTGCCGTCGCGGCGAAGGCCAAAGATGGTGAACGGGCCAAAGCGGCCCTTAAACGATGGAAGTGCTAATCATGGCTACTAAACCCGGACTTTACGCAAACATTAACGCCAAGCAGGCCCGCATCAAGGCAGGCTCTGGCGAGAAAATGAACAAAGTTGGCAGCAAAGCAGCGCCGACCAAGCAAGACTTTATCAATTCTGCCAAGACGGCAAAGAAAGTCAAAAAATGAGCAAAATCCTCGCGCCCATCAGCAAGCTCAACAGCCGTGAGCCTAAGATCACTGGCGGCGGTATGCCTGCCCGCAACACGCCAACCAACGCTCAGATGGCGACCTACAGCGGCAAGAACGACGGCAGCGTCAACGTCAAGGCGACGGTTGCCAAGGTTCTGGGCAAGATCAAGTAATTATGCCCCAAGATTACACAGGAATTGCCGCTGCTGGCGCAGTCAGCGACGGCGGCTCGGCCAAGGACCAAAGCGACTCCGAGGTGCTATCGACGGCACGCAGTCGCCTTGACATGGCGATTTCTGCGTTGTCTGAGTCGCGTGAGGACGAGCTAGACGACCTGCGGTTCTACGCCGGATCGCCCGACAATCAGTGGCAGTGGCCCGCCGATGTGCTGGCAACTCGCGGCGCGGTGCAGGGCCAGACCATCAATGCCCGCCCGTGCTTGACGGTCAACAAGCTGCCGCAGCACGTTCACCAAGTGACCAACGAGCAGCGGCAAAACAGGCCGCAACCGAAGGTCATACCGGCAGACGATGGCGCTGACGTTGAGGTGGCCGCTATCTTCAACGGCATGATCCGGCACATTGAGTACATGTCGGACGCTGATGTGGCCTACGACACGGCCTGTGAGAACCAAGTGTCCTACGGTGAGGGCTACGCCCGCATCTTGACCGAGTATTGCGACGACAACACGTTCAATCAAGACATCA